AACCAGGAACGCCGAGCAATTCAAAGTCAGGGCGTCTATGTTTGTGAGGGATAAGCATCCCGAATGCTTCGCCTAAATCGCCTTGCGTCATGGCGATAACTTCCGCTAACGCCACGCCACATTGACGGCGAACCCATGCGATGCGAGCCATAAATTCAAGACCTTGAGCCTTTTTGTTGCGAGAGAACTTAACCGGAGGCGTACACTCGATAGAGGCAGCGAAAGGGCAGATACCCGCAAAAGAGGCGGCAGGGTTGGCTAAAAGCTCGATGTCGCACTTTTTCAGCTCAACCTCGTTTCGATACCAAATCAGGTCAGGGTCAGTAATTTTTTGCTCAAGCTTTTTGTTGTAGATACGCCAGTAAATCGCCGAGGAACGAGAGCCGACAATCGTTGCTTCTTCCATCAAAGCGCCGTTTTCTGTAATGCGTTTATGAGGAACCATTGAGGGACCTTGACCCCTTGGAGCAGTGCGAAATGCTCCCTCATAAAAACATTTCTCTGCATACTTGGCGTCGAAGTTTCCGGTGTAATCGTCCACGGCCAAGTCGAGACGAACTAAGCGAGTAATGCCAAGAACCTGAGCAAGCCACCAATGAAGCTTCTTAGAGTCGATACGGTCGAAAAGTTTGGTGCACCCCGTGCCGTTGATTTGGACAAAAACGGTATCGTTGTTTCCGCCAATTCCGACAAGGCCACACTCAACTTGTCCGGTCATATCGAGAATGACCATAGAATCGTTGTAACCATGAAGGCCACGACCACGCATAGGTGATAAACGAAAGCCCATGATTTTGGACATGAACAAATCGAAGCGATGAAAGAGCATCTTTGACACTTTGTTTTTGTGCGCTTCCATATGGCGCTCGATTTGTTCCAAGGTAGAGCACACCGCGCCTTGTTCCTTGGTTTTAGTTTTTGGCTCGTGATAAACGGGCATCTGTAGATTGATAAAGTCTTGGTCGTTGCTTTTGTCCAAGTGGCGCAAGTCCGCATAGGCAAAAGTAAAAGCCAAGTGGTCAACTTTGACAGGGCGAACCGTGTCATGGTGAGGGTGCTTACATGGCATGAAAGACCCCCTTTAACAGCAATTCGTTGTAGTTTTCGTTAGTGATTTCAACTAGTTGATATGGGTCAGAGCCATAGTGAACGGCAAGATATTGCTCAAACTCAGGCCAGTTTTTAAAGAAACGATGCCCCCAAACGAAATACACGTTGATCCCGATGTTGGGTTCGTTGTCGTAGTAGATGAAATCACCCATGATAGCGGCCTTACTGAACTAGACTGGAGATTTTGGCCAGAGGCCAGTCACGTTTGATCTTGTGCAAGACAGCTTTGGCCGTTGGAAGCGGCATTTGGTGAGCACGTTTTTTGTCCGAGGTGACATGAAAAACGTGTTGGCCAGATTCATCATATGACTTGAATTGCAAGAAACGAGGAAGAACGCCGGACGTTAGCTGGATAACCACAAAGGGATTCATGCTTTGTGCTGGGGATTGTTTCTTTGCTGTGATTGCCATAATGACCGCCTTAACTGGTTGGGAGACCACCAAGGGGAAGAGTTAAGGTCTAGCGCCCAAGGTGGTCAATACGATAAATCTCGTATCAGTTAATACGACAAATCTCGTAGTGTAAATACGATGATTTCAGTACTAATCAGCTAGAATGGAAGAAATGAGGGAAACAAGGAAACCGCAGATGTACACAAATAATCTGATAGATGCGTACAAAAGCCACATGAATTTTGTCCAATATAAGCAAGTGGCTCACCAATTAGGTTTAAGTCCTCAAATGTTGGCAGACATTAGAAACGGACGAGCACATTTAAAAGAAAATCTGGCACTTATCATTGCTGACGAGATTGGCGAAGATAAAGAAAAGGTACTAATTGGACTTGCAGCCGACAGAGCGAAATCACCAGAAGAGCAAGCCATTTGGCAACAGATAGCAAAAAAGTATAAAGGGCTAGGTTTACAAGGATTATCAATGGCTTATGTGGGGATTGCACTTTACCACGCCCCTATTTCTCAGTGCGTATTAGGT